CAGCAGATTTTGGAGCCGGGAAACGTACCGTTCCGCGGGGTCCGTAACGCCTAGATTCCCCCACCAGGTCTTCGGATTATCCGGCCGCCCGTCGTCTTCTTCGTTTCCGCCAAAAAGGGACAAATAAACGGACGTTTCAAATCCGCCGGTCATTTCGGTTATTCCGGCCGAAACGGATATTTCCCCGCCGTCTATTGTATGCCGTAACCGAACGTCGCCTTCTTGCATTCCGGACCCCTATGGCGCGGGCGGGCCGATGGGCCCGTCGGTGATACCGGGGGACCCCGCGGGAACCCCCACAAAGTTGTGAACGTGTGAATTTAAGTCAAGGCCGTTCGCTGTGACCGCCCCCAGGGGGGAAATTTCCAGGCTGCCGTTATTGTTTGAAATGACCACGGAACCGTCCCTTTTCAAGTATATTTCCGCCCCGTTCGGGGAGCCGTCCGCGTTCCGGCCGTAAACCCGCCATTCCCCGCCCTGCGCGATCCCCGCGTTTTTAGGGTCTAGGAACCCCACCACGTCAACGCGGCCGGTCCCGGGATAGTCTACCGCGGCGGCGTAGTCTTGCGGCAGGGGCGGCGCGTCCGTCCCGCCGGGCCCGAAAAGTTCCCCGGTTAGGTTCGGGCCTTCTTCGCCGCTGTCCGTGGGCGTCCCGTCCGGGTCAATTTTAACTTCCGTAAAATTATCCCCTTCGGACAAATCCCGCACAAATGACAGAACGCGCGCAATTAATCCCACGGTAAAATCCTCGGAACGCCCCCGGAAAATGCCTGGGGGAAAGTCAAATTCAGCGCCGCGGCCCGTTCCGTATCCGAAACCGAAAAGACCGCTTCCCGTAGCAAGAACCTAAATCCATTATAAATCATGGCGTCCGGTGCGGACAAATCAATAAACATACCCGGCCGCCAAAGGTTCCCCCGGTGACTCCGCCAGTCCGAAACGGCGGCCCCGTAACTTGCCGCATTCGCAAACATTCGGCCGGATTTGGCGAAAACGGCCGTTTTTATGTCCGCGCCGGGGGCGTCGTCAACGGCGAAGGTATGCGGCCGAATAATGCCGTCAAGTTTCGGGTTTTTGACGCTAAACCGGGACCCCTTCTTTCCTACTTTCGCCGGACGGCGGCCGGTTATATGGGAAAAGAATTCCCGCGGGTTTATTTGCGGGTCAACGGACAAAAGGGGCGGCTGCCCTTGAATAAGTTTCGTTTCCGGGGACCCGTCTTCTTCGGATTGCCGGAAAATAACCGCGCCGCGCGCTGTGTCCGAAATAACCAGGTTCCGTTGCTGTGCAAGTCCCGCCAGGAACCCGTGAACTTTTTCGTCCGGTTTGATTGCAACTTTATCGAACGCCGGGCCCGGGTCCGCTTCAAATTCAACGGTCAAACCGAACCAGCCGCAAACTATACCGGCAATTTTTTGAAGGTCCATTTTCACAAATTCAAGCGGTGACGCGGTAAACGGCGGCTCGCAATCTTCCAAAACCCCGGGCAGCGCGTACCCGGAAACTTGAACCGTTTTAGAATCCCCGTCAAGTTGCGGGTTGACATCGATCATGGTTCCGGTAAATTGCGGTTCCCCGCCCACGGTGACTTCAATTTGTTTATATGACAGCGGCCGGAAAATGTCTTGAAAGTCTATCCCGCCCGCTTCAAAAGGCGCGCTTAATTCGATGGTTCCGAAAGCGTCAAAAACACGGGTCCAGCGGGCCGAATTCCAAAACCGAAACCGTTCCCCGTCAATCAGAATGGCGACTTCGTCTTCGGATTGCGCCGGGCCCCGTTGCGGAATTAACCGCGGCCGTCCGGGAAGGTCCGGGACCGCCAGAATGGTTCCGGCGGTCAACGGTTCTTTAAAGCCGGGGTTTACTTGCTGTAAAAAGTTTGACCATTGTTCGGTTCCGTAAAGTTTCCGGGAAATTTTGTCAAAAGTGTCGCCGCTTTGTATTTTATATGTAATAGACAACGCGCCGCCCCTTTGGAATGGTCAAAAGTTCCGAACCCGTGAAGTCATTCGAAAGAATAAAAAAGTCAAGTTTATCGTCGACCTGGTCAATTTCCAGGCCGTAAAGTTCCGCGCATAACTCTATAAAATGCCGCGGTTCGGTTAGGACCAGGCCGCGTTCTTGTTTTAATTCAAATGAAATTTGAACCAGGAACCCGGCGGCAACGGCCGCGGCCTCTTGTGTCTTTTGATATGTTTCCCCGGTGTCAATTTCTTCTAGGCTTTGAATGTTTTCGTCAAGCCATTCGGTCATTTCCCCTTGAATAATTAAAACTTCTTCGGCGGCTTCCAGGGCTTCCCGTTTCGTTTCAAATTCCGCGTTCACAACGGACACCACGGCCCCGGTCACAGCGGCCGAAGCAAAAAGATAGTCCGCCCAGAATGCGTTTGAATTTTGGGAATCCACGCCGGGGGTTTGGACCGAACCGGTCCGGTTGAAAATTGACCGCGCCAGGGTTGCGTAAGAATTGAGCCGGTTTTTAATATTGACGGCCCCCGTCGCAAGCGCGTGGACGAATTGAACCGTCTGGGCGGCAAGCGTCAACGGGTCCCCTATTAATATATTTATTGAATTGTTTATACTGTCATAACTATTATTAAAAAGGTCTTGAACGCTTTCAATTTGTTCGGACACAGATTCGGCCAGGGTCTTTTTGGCTTCGGCAAGTTCCGCGGTCCATTTGTCCCGTAACGCGACCGCTTCTAGCGTAGAATCCAGGTCAACTTCTTCGGCAAACTGCGACGGGGCCGCGTTGAAATAATCGTCAATTGTCCGCAAAACCGCCGCGCCGGGGTCCGCTTGAACCCGGGGAAAGAATAGGTCCGTGGCTTCAAGAAAAGTGATTTCAAAAACGGCCTGGTTTGCGGCTGTGACAAGGTCGTCGCGCCGCGTAACGTCCCCCAAATGCCCGACGTCAAATTCGCCGTATAAGGGGTGTTCTAGCCGCCAAAGGCCGCGCTCGTTATAAAGGGCCCCGAAAAATTCCGCCGCGGTTAAATCATAGTCCGGGCCGGAAAATGCAAGAATAAACGGGAACCGTAACCCGGAACGGCCCAGGTCTTGAAGAAAGGTCCCGGAAAAGTCCGGGAATTCGAAAGCGGTCCCCTTTGCCGTGAACCCTTCGGAAACGTCCCCGAAAAGAAAAACGAACCGCCGTCCCGACGGGGACGTTGCCGCGGCTTCTTTTATTCTGTCTTCCCAGGTCATTTAAAAGGCCCCCGATTTTGCGGTTCTCAATTGAACCCCGCGGGCGTTGCCTTTTTGCTTGAAGTCCGCAACGGTCCCCTTTTCGGCCCGGACCGTTACGGTCGCCTCGGACGTTTCGCGCCTTTCTTCAATCTGCCGCGCTGTGACGGCCCCCGGCGACACCATTTGCGGCTCCCGGCCCAGGGCCCGTCCGGACACAGCCGGGGCCCCTTCCGACGCTTCTTCTTCTTCGTCCCCGCGGCCTTTCTTCTTCTTTCCGCCGAATAGCCCGCCCGCAACGCCCGCCAGTTTACCGGCTCCGGAAATAACGACCTTCAACGGGGCGGCAATCCCGGACAAAATGGGCTTTAACTTTTCAACGGCTGCGGAAACGGTGTTTACTATCCCGTCCCAAACCGTAAAGATTGCGCCGCCGACCCCTTCCCAAATTGAAACGAATTCGGCCGCGGAAATTTTGACCACATCAATTACGAATTTAACGGCGGCCCAGCCGGTTTGGAAGGTATTTACTAGCGACTCCCAAACCCCGGAAAAGAACGCGACAATGGTCCCCCAATTTTCCCGAATTGCCTTGACGGCCAGGATTATTGCGGCAATTGGACCGCCTAGAATCAAAGCGACCGCGGTCTTAATAGGCCCGGGAATGCGGTTGAAAATGTCCGCCATGAAGGTAAACAGATTGACGAAGAAGGTCCGGACCGATTCCCAATTTTTAATGATAAGCCGCGCAAGGGCCGCGATTCCAATAATAGGCCCGGCAATTATAGCCAGCGCAACTTTAACGGGACCCGGCAGTTTTTGAAAAACTTCTTTGACCTTGTCCCATTTCTTGACAAGTAAAACAATCAAACCAATTAAAGCCGCAACCCCGACAATTATCAGGCCCACGGGATTCGCAGCCATGATGATATTCACAACGGACAGAACCCCCGCGACAATTTTTAGGACCCCGGCAAGCGCGAAAAATATTCCGATGGCGATTCCGATTCGTTTTGCCCATTTGACAATTTCCTGAAAATTATCCCGCAAGAAAGTAAAAAACGCCATGACTTTCCCCGAAATAAGTTCCCGGTTTTCAACGGACCAGGCCCGCAACTTCCGCGCGATTTCGGTCAACTGCGGGAGCAACGGCGCAAGAACCGCAATCCGGAACCCGTTTAATGATTTCATTAAAGAATTAATAGAATCATTAAACGCTTCCGCGGCTTCCGCCTGGTCTTGCGTAACCAGTCCATTTTCGCGCGCTTCTTTTCGAAGTCCGGCGATTGCCGCTTCGGAATTATGCGTAATATTGATTAGTTTTAAACCGGACCGGCCGAAACCGGCATTCGCCAGGGCGGCCTTGTCCGCGGCGGTCTTTGATTCCCGGATGGCTTTTAAGTAAATTTGAAAAGCGTCCGCGGTATTATTCGTGTTTTTAAGTTGCTTCAAAAGTTCCGGGTTTGCCTTCTTCAAAATTGTTACCATTGACCCGGTTCCGGCGCGGGCTTCGCCCAGCCGTTTTGCAAACCCTTCCACGCCTTTGTCAAATTCTTGGACGCTTGCGCCGCTTTGTTCTGCTACAAAACGCCATTCTTGAAATTCTTCAATGGGAAACTCCAAACGGCGGGTCGTCTTTGCTAGGGTGTCCGCTTCGTCCGCAAGGCCGCGGATCGCAACGGCAAGGCCGCCCACGGCCGCGGCGGCAACGCCCGCGCCCGCGACCAGGCCCGTTTTCAGACCGGCGGCAACTTTACCGATTCGCGCGTTGACATTTCGAAGACCCCGGGCCATTGAACGGGTAAACTTCCCGACCCGGTTTTGCATTTTAGAAACGGGGGCGGAAATGCGGTCAATCGCTTTAAATGCGGCTTCAATAGTAAACCGGCCCGCCATCGGACGCGCCCCCTTTCTATTATTTCGGCTTCGTTTCTTCGTATAACTCCGGCCGCAGCCAGTGATAGTAAAAACGAATTTCCGAAGCTGTGAGCGTCCGCGGGTCCGGAAGCGCGGAATAAT